GTATCGTTTTCGTTGTTCTATACTCGATCATCTTTGTCACACAACCACTGAATGCAATTTCACCAATCGATCAGAAATTCTTTGAGTTGATCATTCCTATTGCCACTTTCCTAACCGGTACACTTTCTGGTATCATGTTGTCTGGACATAAGAAAGAAGACCAAGAGGCAATGTTGGCAGCACAGAAACAAGCATTGGCTAACGCAGAGTCTGCAAAGTCTACTATTGCTTTGACTGCACCACCAGCACCAGTTGCACCGGTTTCTCTTCCAGTGGTACCAAAACCAGTAGTTGTTGCACCAGTATCTCCAGTGGCACCGGTTGCACCTGTGGTTGATACTCCACCAGCACCACCTGTTGTAGGTTTTAATGGTAAACTTGCACCACCACCAGCGCCACAACCGGAAATTTAATCCTAAATAAACTAGAACTTTCTTACTAGAGGTTATATGAAATCATTCTTTGCCGTTTTTACCATTGCCGTTGCGGGCCTTTTCACATACAATGCGGTGTGGGCCGCAGATAATGATGTTAAACCTAAAACAGAAAAGGTATGTAATAAGACTACCGATTCCAAAGGTAAGTCTAAAGAAGTTTGTAAAACCATTAAAATTCATAAGAAGCTTGAAGGCATTGCTCTTCCTTCTAAGAAGTAATGGCAGATCATGATGATTTGGTGCAAGCCAAGATTGACATTGCAACCATACAACAACAAATCAAGGGCATAACCGAGTTATGTTCAAAAATGGACCAAGTCATAGAAAAACTGGTGGATCAACACGACCGCCACCTATCAAAAGTATATGATGATATAGAAAAAAAACGAGTCGAGAAGGACATGGATATCAACGAACTCCACGACCGTATTGACTCGGTTATTGAAAAGATGGGTAATACCGAAAAGACCCTTTTGAATGAAATAAAAGCCTTGAGGCTTGAAATGCAAGAACACAACACCAAGGAAAAAGAATCCTTGGATAAGTTGCTGGAGTGGAAGTGGATGGTCGCCGGAGGTATCCTGGTTTTATCATGGTTGATTTCTCATATAAAACTTGATACACTGGTTGCCGGACTAACGCACTAAATTTTCCCCTATATTATATTATGAGTGTTTATATTGATCGTACTTTTCTCCTCCAATTGGCTCCAAAATTGCAAAGATTCTCCAAGAAAAAGGATGATCTCTACAATTTCAGGTGCCCGTTGTGTGGAGATTCACAAAAGAACAAAACCAAATGCCGTGGTTATGTTTACCGCAAAAAGAATGACTACTTCTATATGTGCCACAACTGTGGTGCAGGTACCTCATTCTTTAACTTCCTGAAACAGGTTGATCCAGACAAGGTGAAAGAATATCAACTGGAACAATACAAAGCTTCAGCAAACACAAACTCACCCGAACCATCATTCTCAGAACTAAAGGTAAAACCTGTATTCCTGAAGAAGTTGAACTTACCATCTATCGAATCTTTACCGGAAGAACATTTCGCAAAGGTTTATGTCCGTGCAAGACAGATTCCAGAAGAACATTATGGAAACCTGTACTACGCAGAAGACTTCAAGAAATATGTTGAGTCTTTTGATGTTGAAAAGGACTTAAAAGATGGTGATCGCCGTTTGATCATTCCGTTCTATGATAAAGAAGGTAATCTGACTGGATTCCAAGGTCGTTCACTTGGTGACTCTAAGATTCGATACATCACAATTAAACTGATGGAAGATGCTCCACGGATGTATGGTTTCAACAAAGTGAATGTGGAAGAAAAGGTCTTTGTCTTTGAAGGACCCATCGATTCGATGTTCATACCTAATGCCGTTGGTGTTGCTAGTTCCTCTTTGGAGTCCGCATCAGAATGGATCGATAAATCTAAACTTGTGTTGGTTTTTGACAACGAACCGCGCAACAAAGAAATCGTAAAGTTGATGGAACATGCGATAGATAACCATTACCAAATTGTTATCTGGCCAGACATGGTGACACAAAAGGATATCAATGAAATGATTTTGAACGGTGGATTTGACAAGGATGATTTGTGTGATATAATGTTGCAACACACTCATGTCAATTTGAGAGCGAAAATGGAATTTGTTAACTGGAAAAAAGTATGAATGTAAAATTGATTAGTTATTCTCAAGGTGTTTGGTCTGAATGTATGGGCATTCCAATGCCAGACGAAAAGGACCTGTTGGGTCAAATTGCATACGCAGCTCGCGTATCAAACCCTGCAAACCAAAACAACAATGAAACGTCCGAAAAGTTAGTTCGTTATCTAATCAAGAATAATCATTGGTCGCCATTGGAGATGGTCTCCTTGACTTTGGAAATCGAAACGACTCGTGATATTGCTCGTCAGATTTTACGTCACCGTTCGTTCTCCTTTCAAGAATTTAGTCAACGTTATGCCGATGCATCACAACTAGGTTTTGAAATTCGTGATGCACGAATGCAAGACACCAAGAATCGTCAAAACAGCATCGAGACTGATGATGATGCACTTAAAGCATGGTGGGATGCAAAACAAAAGTTTATTCAACAAACAGTGTCAGACACATACATCGAGGCTCTGGAAAAAGGCATTGCAAAAGAACAAGCTCGTGCGGTTTTGCCAGAAGGCATGACAATGAGCAGAATGTATATGGCTGGAACTCTGCGTTCATGGGTACACTATATACAGTTACGAAGCGCAAATGGCACACAAAAAGAGCATCAAGATATTGCTTTGGCTTGTGCAGATGCGATTGAACCAGTGTTTCCAATGATTAAGGAATTTGTTAATGTATAATGATGTTGTGAAGTTTATTGAAGCCTGTGATCAAGCAAAAACACAAGATAATGCAAAACTGTATGTCAAGTTGATTACAGAAGAATATATGGAATTTCTATCTGGTGTGCGTGATGATAATGACGTAGAAAAACTCGATGCATGTATGGACATGATTTGGGTGATTCTAGGTTACTGTTACATGAAAGGCTATAATGTTGACGGTGCATGGAACGAAGTGGCTCGTTCAAATCTAGCAAAAATTAATCCTGAAACTGGTAAGGTAAACAAAAGAGAAGACGGTAAGGTGTTGAAACCAGAAGGATGGACTCCACCTAACCTTGAACAATTCGTAAAATAATAATAAGGTGAATTATGACCACACATATGGGTATAACCATTGACTTAGAAAGAGACAAACTCTTTGATGAACTAGGTCTAAAGCGATTGAGAGAAAGTTACATGCGGGACGATGAAAAATCTCCGCAAGAAAGATTTGCTTATGTTTCGAAGTCCTTTTCTTCCTCCAAGGAACACGCCCAGCGTTTATATGACTATTCTAGCAACCATTGGTTATCTTATAGTACTCCCATTCTGTCTTTTGGTCGCTCTAAGCGTGGCATGCCTATTTCATGCTTCCTTAACTATATCGAAGATACTGCGGAGGGCCTAGTTGATAATCTTTCAGAAACTAATTGGCTTAGTATGCTTGGTGGCGGTGTTGGGATTGGTTTTGGTATACGTTCGGCGGATGACAAATCTACTGGCGTTATGCCGCACCTCAAGATTTACGATGCATCTAGTTTGGCGTATCGCCAAGGTCGCACTCGTCGTGGGTCTTATGCTGCCTATCTTGATATTAGCCATCCAGATATTATTCCCTTCCTTGAGATGAGAAAGCCAACAGGCGACCCTAATATGCGTTGCCTGAATTTGCACCACGGAGTAAACATTCCGGATGCATTCATGGAAATCATTGAACGTTGTATGTTGGACAAAGATGCAAACGATGATTGGCAATTGATTGATCCAAAATCGGGTGAAGTTCGTGAAACCGTATCTGCAAAACACTTGTGGCAACAATTGCTTGAATTGCGTATGCATACAGGTGAACCGTACTTGCACTTCATTGATACAAGTAACAGATTCTTGCCTGAGTTCTTGAAACAACAAGGTTTGAAAGTTCACCAGTCGAACTTGTGTTCAGAGATCATTCTACCCACAAATGAAGAAAGAACTGCTGTATGCTGTTTGTCTAGTTTGAATCTAGAAACGTACGATGAATGGAAAGACAATGCATTGTTCTTGCGTGACGTTGCAGAGATGTTAGATAATGTGTTAGAATACTTTATCAAACACGCACCTTCTGCAATCAAACGTGCAAAGTATTCTGCAATGCGTGAACGTAGTATCGGTGTTGGTGCTTTGGGTTTCCATGCATATCTTCAAAAGAACAATATTGCATTTGAAGGTGTGATGGCCAAGGTCGCAAACAATAAGATTTTCAAACACATTAGAGATGGATTAAATGAAGCTAATCAAACTTTGGGAAAAGAACGTGGCGAAGCTCCGGATGCTGTTGGCACTGGTCAACGTTTCAGTCATCTTATGGCTATTGCTCCAAATGCTTCTTCGTCTATCATCATGGGAAATACTAGCCCTAGTGTCGAACCTTATCGTGCTAATGCATATCGTCAGGACACTCTATCGGGAGCATCACTGAATAAGAACAAATATTTGGACAAAGTAATTAAGAAGTATTTGGATCCATATGATTCAGCATTGACGCCAAAAGGTGAAGATGAATACCAACAAATTTGGTCTTCTATTATTGCTAACGATGGTTCAGTTCAACACTTGACTTGGATGGACGAAAACACTAAAGCGGTTTTCAAAACATCAATGGAAATTGACCAACGTTGGGTTATCGATTTGGCAGCAGATCGTCAACAATACATTGATCAGGCTCAATCATTGAATGTGTTCTTCCGTCCAGATAGTAACATCAAGTATGTTCATGCTGTTCACTTTATGGCATGGAAAAAAGGATTGAAAACTTTGTATTACTGCCGTAGTGAAAAACTTGCTAAAGCGGATAAAGTGTCTAAAAAGATTGAGCGTGAAGTCATCAAAGAAATTGATATGACTCAAATTGCTCAAGGTAATGATTGTATTGCTTGTGAAGGATAAAAAATGAAAAAAGTAATTAGATTTACTGCATCATGGTGTCAACCATGTAAGATGTTAGCAAAAACATTGGAGGACGTTAAGACCGATCTTCCAATTGAAGTTGTTGACATTGACGTTAACTCAGAAGTTGCCATTGAATATGGCATTCGGGGTGTACCAACACTGGTTATGGTTGAAGATGGTGCTGAACTCAAACGCATCAGTGGTATGCAAACACAAAACAAACTTGAGGCTTGGTTAAATGATTAAAAAAACAAACCACAAGTTGACTGATGACCGCAGCAACTTCAAGCCCTTTGCATATCCTTGGGCTTATGATGCATGGTTGAAACACGAACAATCCCATTGGTTGCACACTGAAGTGCCTATGCTCGAAGACGAAAAAGACTGGAAGAGAAAGATTTCAAATGATGAGAAACAATTCCTTACGCATATCTTCCGCTTTTTTACGCAAGGTGACATTGACGTTGCTGGGGGTTACGTTAGGAATTATCTTCCTTATTTCCCTCAGCCCGAAGTAAGAATGATGTTGTTGGGTTTCGCTGCTCGTGAAGCATTACACATTGCAGCATATTCACACTTGATTGAAACCTTGGGTCTTCCAGAAACCACATATAGTGAGTTCTTGGAATATGAGGAAATGAGAGCAAAGCATGATTATGTTTTGGACATTGCTTCTAAGAATGGAACCAAAGAGAACACAGCAAGACACATTGCCGTATTCTCAGCATTCACTGAAGGTATGCAGTTGTTCAGCTCATTCATCATGTTGTTGAACTTCCCTCGCCACGGTAAGATGAAGGGTATGGGTCAGATTGTTACTTGGTCTATTGTTGATGAAACAATGCACGCCGAGAACATGATGAAACTGTTCAAGACTTACGTCAATGAGAATCCAGAAATCTGGACAGACGAGTTGAAGTCTAGCATCTACACCATTGCTGAACGCATGGTTGAACTCGAAGACAAGTTTATTGACCTTGCATTTGGTATTGCAGACCAAGAAGGTCTGACAAAAGAAGATGTTAAAAAGTATATCCGTTATATCGCAGACCGCAGATTGATTGGTCTTGGTATGAAGGGCATCTTCAAAGTGAAACGTAATCCTCTTCCATGGGTTGAGGAAATGATCAACGCTCCAACACACACCAATTTCTTTGAGAACCGTGCTACTGACTATGCCAAGGGTGCAGTTACAGGTAGTTGGGGTGACGTTTGGGCTAACTAAAACAATTTAACAATAAGAAGAATAACATGACAAACAAAGTTATCGATGGTGAATGTATTACCTGTGAATCAACATACACGGTTGAGTATGCCACACCTTTGGTGTCTCAACCACTTCCAGAATTCTGTCCCTTTTGTGGTGATCCCATTGAAGACATTTCCGAACAATATATAGAGGATGATGACTTAAATGATGATGACTTCAAATGGGAATAAACTGGATATACAATGACATTGATTTTACAGAAGAGCAAGACACCAGCGACTATGTTGGTTTTGTTTATCTGATTACAAATTTGGTTACCGGCCGAAAGTACGTTGGTAAAAAACTCTTTCATTTCTCTAAGACCAAACAGGTCAAGGGAAAGAAAAAGAGAATGAAGGTTGCATCCGATTGGCAGACTTATTACGGAAGTAATGATGAGCTTAAAAAGGATGTAACTATTCATGGAGAAGAAAACTTTCGGAGAGAAATACTACACCTTTGCAAGTCCAAGGGTGATTGTAGTTACCTTGAAGCGAAAGAACAGTTTGTTCGTGGTGTAATGGAAAGTG